CCAAAGGTATTGAATTATGCGTTCTATGATACCTATTCATCTCTGGTTATGGGCTACAAACTTTACAGCGATGCTTCGCGTTGCGATGAGTTGAGAGCAGAAAACAAAGTTGTCCATCCGGCCTTTATGCCGCTAACCGGACGCGCACTGGCGAACTGATGACCTTCACTTCTGATGTTTTATCTCAACCCGCATATCCTGGCGCCAACCCGGACGAAGTGGCGGAGATTTATGTTGCTGACCACGTTTATTCTGATTGGCAATCGGTCTGGGTGCAGCATCGCTGGAAGGAGGGTGAGCCAACATTTCGTTTCACCACGGCAGAACGCGACCCAGTGCCTGAGCTTTGGGAAAGTTTACAGATCAAGCCGAAGGACACGGTGCTCATTAAGCTGGGTGGCCAAGTAGCGATCACCGGTGTGGTGCTGGTGCGGCAGACAGCCTATGATGCTCATAGTCACGAGGTTTCTATTCAAGGTAAAGGTGAGCAATGGTTCACCTGGCGTGGGGCGATTCTTGATAAGAAGCAGGAATTTCCTGGCGGGTTTGTTGATATAGCAACGCAGGTTATGGCGCCATTCGGTGTTAAGCCAACTGTCGTAGGCACCATTGATCCAACGCCATGGCAGCCACCAGCCCACAACAACACTGGCGAGACGGTCTGGGATTTCTTAGAGCGTTATGGGCGTGATCGCAAAGCGATTCTTGGTGGTGATCATTTTGGCAATCTGTTGCTTATTGGCGATCATGCCTCGCCAATTGTTGATACTTTAGAAGAAGGTGTAAATATTCTCAGCTGCCAATGCGTGATCAACATTATTGATTGGCATAGTGAATATGTGGCGCGTGGGCAATCGTCGCGGTCGGACGGCGGTTCGCCAGGTGACGCTGCCCAACAGGAGGCAACAGTTCCCTCTCCGTTCTGGCGCCGCTATAGTCCACTGTTGGTGCCCATGGAGCAGCCGGTCTGGACTCAGCAGGAAGTTCAAGATCGGGCGATGTTTGAAGCACGCCAGAGTGAGGGCGTGATCATTGAAGTGACGGTTGTGCTTTATGGCTGGTTCACGAGCAACGGTGCACTCTGGGCACAGTGCGTTGGGCAGGATGTCGTTTTCACCAGTCCAATGACAACGCTGGTGTACGAGCGGCTGTCTATTCGTACGGTGACTTGTACGCAGGATAGCCAGTCGGGTACGCGCACCACGCTGGAACTCGTTGCGCCATGGTATCTTAATGACACCCAGGGTGGTATTCGTGCTAACACTACTGGCTCTCAGCTGCCAGAAATGCCAGATACTGTTCAGCCTAATCCAGGTACACCGGCAACGACAGGCACTCAGGTACTGCCGCAGAACGAAACAGATCCATTGATAGGGCCACGCTAAAAATGGTGCAAAGAAGTACGCCGCTCTCCTCAGTGATCCGTGCTTATAGCTCGGGTGGTTCGCGGGCGATGATTGATACCATCAACGACAACAAGTTGATGCAGGAGGGTAACAACTGCCAAGGCATGCGTGGTGAATCCTGGGGACGCATGGAAGCGCCGCAGAATTATGGTTTTACCTCTGTCGTTGGGGATGCTACCAAAGGCGCAGCTGGAATGATTAGGAACTGCGCTGAAGGTTTCGTTTCATTCATGGGGGGCAATCGGCAGTTCCCGGTTATGGGGGTGATGGATGATCGGCGCCATCGGCTGATGAACCTGGCGCAGGATGCGGCTAAGGGCGCGGCGGCAATGTTTGGCCAGAAGGAATGGGGCCAACAAATGCTGAATACCGCAGAGGGCATGTTCACGACCGGGAACATGCAGAACAAGATCAGAACGGCGCTAGTTCAAAATCAGAACGGACAGAAGCAGCAACAGAATTCGCAGACCGGTCAATTGATAAATCCGCCAGGGTCAATCCAGCTGCCTGATGGCCGAGTGGTCATCCGGTCCAAATCAGGCGTTGAATTTGATGTTGAATTGTTTGATGCTGATGCTCATGTTGGATTGCGAGACAGCAGCGGCGGTGGATCGGGTGGCGGCAACGGCAGTAGCGGTAATGCGGCTGGCGGTGGGCAATCAACAGGTCAAAAGACCTTGCACAAGGAGCAATCTGACACTTTTCATGAGATAACTTCAGACCACCATCAATTGCAACGCGGCAATGGCAATGTGATGGTGCAAGACAAAAACATACAAACATATTATCAAGACAGCACCAAATCCACGCGCTGCGATGATCAGCACGTTCATATCGCTTACGGCTCTGGCATCAACATCTGGGTAGACAAGAGTGGCTGCTGGAGCAGTAAGCCAATCCAGATTCGCAAGTGTAATGATAGTGGCAATGGCCAGCCAGCAGCGCCACCAACATCCGGGCCACCGGCTTATTCTGCTTCGTCACCAATGAACATCGACAACACTGGCAATTTGTCGATGAACGCCCAGGCACCATTAGGCATTACTCCTAATTCGCGTGATGGCAGAATAGAGGCGCGCGGTGACGAGTTTGTCGTTGTCCAGCCCACCACGCTCGGCGCACTCGTGCTCAATCACGATAGCACTTTGGGAGTTAACACTTCTGGGCAATTGACTGTGCTTGGCGGTACTGGCAGTGGTCCGGCAGGACCTCCTGGACCACCGGGACCAACTGGTCCGGTCGGTCCAACGGGTCCAACAGGGTCAACCGGACCTGCGGGCCCAACCGGCACGACTGGTGCGACGGGCAGTACAGGTCCTGCTGGTCCTGCTGGTGCGACGGGCTTGACCGGGTCAACCGGTCCCGCTGGTGCGACAGGGGCTCAGGGCATACAAGGTGTGGTAGGTCCAACCGGAGCGACAGGTCCGCAAGGCGCTCCTGGTGGGTCATCGAGCCTGTGGGATTACCAGTTCGAGACGGCGACGGCATCTCCGCCCAGCTCCGGTAACGTTAGGGCCAACAACGCGACGCTATCATCAGCGACTACAGTATGGGTGAGTACAACGTCGAGTGATAATATTGACGTATCTGGATTGCTTGGATTTGCGCAAGTTAACGACGTTCTGTATATTCAAGATCCAAATAATTCGGCTACTCATGCGAGTTGGAATGTAATAGCTACGCCTACAATTGCCTCGGGGTATGCGGCCTTTTCTGTTTCATGGCGTTCTGGCAGCGGTACATTCACTAACCAACAGAATATACTGACCGCGATCAGCCACACTGGTGTAACTGGGCCAATTGGTCCGGTCGGTCCGGCAGGGCCACAAGGCCCAACTGGATCATCTGGTCCGAGTGGTAGTGCAGGCGCTGCAGGAGCAGGTTATTTAGCGACAAGTGCAACCAATACTCCAATTGCGACTGGTCCTGTTACTGTAACGACGCAGCCGGGATTAGCTTATCAAGTCGGCGCGCGAGCGCGGCTGTCTGCCGATGCATCGAATTGGATGGAAGGGCCGATCACAGCTTACAATTCATCCACCGGTGTATTGACGGTTAATGTAGATCTCACCAGCGCGATAGCAGCCAGTTCTCCCTACGTTGTTGTTCCGGGAGCTTTGAGCGGGTTGACGCTTGCTAATGATGCAACTACGCCTGCGACGGTCTTAGACATTGCACCAGGCGGGGCAACGTCGGACGACAGCATGACGTTGATGGTGTTGCCGACGGTGATCACCAAGAACTGCAACGCGGCGTGGGCGGTGGGATCTGGTAACGGCGCTCTTGGTACCGGTTCGAGCTTGGCGGCGAGTACGTGGTATCATGTGTACCTGATTGAGCGCATAGATACGAACGTGGTCGATGTGCTGATCTCGACAAGCGCCACCGCGCCGACAATGCCGACGAACTACACGAAGAAACGCAGGATTGGATCGATCAAGACGGATGCGTCGGCACATATTATTGCGTTTACGCAACAAGGAGACGAATTTTTATGGACTACGCTCGCTTGGGATATTGCCAATTCTGCCCTTCCTTCGGGACCTATTGTGTCAGGGCCGTATAATCTACCGTCAGGTGTTAAGGTTGTTGGTATTTTTAACTTAGCAGCATCAAGTCCTAGTAGTGCATTTCTTTGTAGTCTTTATTCACCGGACCAAACGGGTTCAATCGGCAGTTATAATTTTGGTGGAATAGTGAGTAGTTATACCGGGACGCAAATTCGGGTGCGGACTAATACATCGCAGCAAATTGGTATTACTACAAATGTGGCCACTAGTGGATTCTATATCGGTACAAATGGCTGGATTGACAACCGGGGCAAGTGATGCCGAGTTCGTGGCAGATCGACATCGCTGGTCAGCCGGGAATGCCGGGAGGACCGCAGGGAGGAATAGGTCCGGTCGGTCCAGGCTATCAGGCGACCAGCACGACCAACTTTGCCATTGGCACTGGGTCGATGATGTTCGCGACCCAGCCAGGTCTTGCCTATACAATCGGCGCGCGGGTGCGGGTTGCTTCCCATGCTGACCCGACGCAGTGGATGGAAGGAGTCTGCACGGCCTATGATCCTGTGGTCGGTTCGCTAACGCTCAATGTCGATCTCAACAATCAGATCGCCTCCAGCTTCGGTGCTTCTGCGCCTATCCTCGTTCCTGGTGCCGGGCGACTCACTTACGTCAATGCGACGACGCTGAAGTTCGCGCCCTACAACGGCGACATTATCAAGATCAACGGCATTCTTTATCAGATACCGGGAGCTGGGATCGTTGGTCTGACGACGACGGGAGTATTTGTTAACGGAGTAGCTAGTCAAAATCTTGTGGCAACTACGCTGTATTATGTTTACTGCTTCAATAACGGTGGCGTGCTGACCGCAGATTTCTCGACGACAGGCTACGTGAACAGCACAACGACGGGTAACGTCGGGACGTTCATCAAGAGCGGGGACAATACCCGATCACTCATTGGCATGGTTTATCTGTCCGGCAGTCCGGTTAATTTTTTCGATCAACTCGCGGGGCGCTGGGTGCGCTCTTGGTTCAATCCGACGACGGCTTTATTGAGTGTGAGTGCTCCAGCATCACTGGGAGTAACATCCGGTGGTTGGGTTGGATCTACCGGAGTTTTACAGGCAGTTGTGTTTGCTGGTGAGTCTGTTTGTATGCGATTTACAGGCTCGGTATATTTTCCGAGTGCTAACACCATTTATCAAACGCTGTTCATGGATGGTGCTGGTTGGGGAGGAGGGGCTACTTTTACTTCTAATGCTACTTGGGGGTCTTTTGCGATGGAAGTTGTGTCAAATGTGTTATCTGAGGGATTTCATAATTGGCAGGCAATGTATCAATCTGCTGTGGCGACAAGCAATATGGGTGGCATCTTGAACGGGACTGTGAGCCGCTAGATGCCATCGGACTGGGATGTCAATCTCGCGGGCAATCCAGGTGCACCGGGAGGACCCCCTGGAGGACCTGGACCTACTGGTCCGGGTTATCTGGCAACAAGCACGACGAACCTGCCGATTGCTACTGGCTCGATCACGGTCACGACGCAAGCTGGGCTAGCCTATCAGCCAGGAGCGCGGACGCGGCTCAGTTCAAACTCTGCGCCGAGTCAGTGGATGGAGGGTTTAGTCACCGCGTATAGTGGGACAAGCTTAACTGTTAATGTCGATCTTACCAGTGCGACAGCGGCGACGGTTACGCCACCGGGAGTGTTGCCGAATTATCTTGGCGGATGTATTCTGGCCAATGACGCCACGACACCAAACACCGTGTTGGATATCGGCTACGGCGCGGCAACGTCGGACGACAATTCGACGCTGATGACGGTTCCTACTGCGAGCTTTATCAAGAACTGCAATGCAGCATGGGTGGTCGGATCAGGCAATGGCGCACTCGACAGCGGTTCGGCGCTCGCCGCGAGTACCTGGTATCATGTCTTTCTAATTGAGCGCGTAGATACGTTTGTTGTTGATGTATTGATTTCAACGAGTGCGACGGCTCCGGTGTTGCCAACAAATTATACGAAGAAAAGGCGCATTGGCACTATCGCAACAGACGCTACGCCGAAGATTGTTGCGTTCACTCAGTTTGGTGACGAGTTTCTTTGGGTGGCTCCGGTATTGAATATTAATAATGGAAGTATGGCGGCTGTTACTCCGGCATCGGCTATTTTATCAGTTCCGCCGGGTATTAAGGTGCTCGCTAATTTTACTGGATATCTGGCACCTTCGGTAAACGTAGGAGTGGTATTTTGGTCTCTAGATCATCAACCGCTGGCTTCTGGTAATGCTTATTTACATTTATGGGCGCTCGCTGGACAGGCTGATGGTGGTGAATTTAGAATACGAACTAATACAAATCAGCAAATCAGTTATATGGCAAATGCTGCTTCTTCAGGTTTGTATATTCAAACTTTAGGCTGGACCGATAATCGAGGCAGATAAATGCCAAACGACTGGAACATAGATATCGCGGGCCAGCATGGTCAACCTGGCATCCAAGGGATAGCCGGGGGTACGTTTACCGACGCGCCTTCGGACGGTCACGTCTACGGTCGGGTTAACGCGACATGGGGTCAGGCGGTTAATCGCGCTGGCGACACGATGACCGGAATTTTGCAAGCACCGCAGTTTGCTGGGACAGGCAATAATGCTTTTTTGATCAATGCGACTTACGATGGGAGTGCCTTTCATTATATCGCTAACGGTTCCGCTGCTCTTTTTCAAACGTCAGGCAATCAAGCTGTTATATACTGCGCAGCCTCTGGAAGCGCGGGGGCAACTATTAGCTGGACAGGAGATATGGTCGTTAGTTCCAGCGGCAATTTCTCCAACAACGGATCTTTGACGACTGGTAATATATCTTGTGGCTTGATTAGTGCTGGTTCTGGGGCTACTTTTGGTGGCAGCGTACAAGTTAATGGTTCGTATATTCAATGTTCTGGTGGTATCTATTCTGGAAATGGAGCTTCGTATTTAGCTTCTAATTCTCAGATTGCATCTGACAATCTCGGAATTCATTATCAACAATGGACCGGCTACAATAACGGGTTTTCATTTCGGTGGGGCCAGGACAGTCCAGGCCCAGTGGGAATTATTATTGACAACGCAACCCTTTTTCAACCTGTAGCTGCCAGTGATGAACGTCTGAAGCAGAACATAGCGCCATCGACTTACGATTGTTTGAAAACATTGCTAAAACTTCCGTTGCATGAGTACGCTTGGCAGGATCACTCGGAGCCAGGCAACCCGCACTATGATCCAAATGCGCCAATCAATCCAATTGGGGTGATTGCGCAGGAAATTCACAAGATTGAGCCGACTTTGGTTACGAAGGGTGATCATCAGCCTGCCAAATCTAGAGCAGAGCGGGGTGATGTCCTCGATCCGATGTTGACCTGGGGTATCCAGAGCAACAATATGCTCGCACTCTTAATCGGCGCTGTTCAGCAACTCACTGCGCGGGTTGCTGAACTCGAAGCTAGAGGTTAGGCGATGCCCGATATTCGCCTGGTTCAGAATACCTGGTTTCCAAAGTATTCAGTCACCATCGACTGGAGCCTGCTGGACGATGGAACTCTGGATGATACCCAGGCGCTGGCCACGGCGGTTATTGTGGCTCTGGGCACTGACAGCGAAGCCGGTCCTGATGATCTTTTACCAGACCCAGATTCAACAGACCGCATGGGCTGGTGGGGTGACCTCGATGCCGATGAAATCTGGAATGGCTGGCCGATTGGCTGCAAGCTGTGGTTGCTCAAGCGGGCCAAGATCACTGGCCCAGAGGCCTGGGAAGGCTCCACCACCATGCGGGTCGAGCAGTATATCAGAGAGGCCATTCAGCCGTTTATTGACCAGCGTATTGGATCGCAATTCAAGGTTGAGGCAACGCGTATTGGCAAGGAGCAGATCAATGCCCTGGTGCGCATTTATCGCGGGCCAGTGCTGGAGATTGAGTTGCGTTATCAGATTCTCTGGGAGGGGGTCAGCGTTGGTGATCCTAACTACAACATTGGCCAGGTGACAACAGGAAATTAGCATGCCGTGGACAACACCAACGCTGAAGCAGGTGCGTTCGCTGGTGCGCGATAACATTCGCGGCTCCTTGCCGGGGGCAGACGCGATGGTGCCCAACAGCGTGTTGCGCGTGTTGTCGGACAGCCAGGGTGCGCTGTGTCATCTGACCTTACAGTACATCGATTGGCTCGCCCTCCAGTTGTTGCCAGATACTGCAGAAACCGAATGGCTAGACCGTCATGGCGATATCTGGTTGGTGAATGCTGATGGCACAACCGGGCGCAAATTGCCGACACTGGCTCTGGGTACAGTCCAGGCGACGACTACGACTATATCCACCGTGGTCATGCCTATATACACGCAGCTTCAATATTCCTCGGGCACAAACACAAGTACAGGCGCAATTGGGGGTTGGACCTATGAGACAACAGCAGCAGTGACGGTGGGTGCTGCACCCACGACAATACCGGTACGTGCGCTTGACCCTGGTAGCGGCGGCAATCGCTCACCCGGTGACACGTTGGGGCTGACTGGAACAATACTCGGCATAAACTCAGTTGTCACCGTTCTGGGGATAGACGGGGGCACCGACACCGAGACTGACGATGAGCTGCGGGCGCGCATCCTGTTGCGCATTCAACAACCGCCGATGGGTGGTGATGCCACCGATTACGAGCAGTGGGCATTGGCAGTTCCTGGCGTAACGCGGGCGTGGCCGTTCCCCCAAGAAATGGGAATTGGCACCATGACGTTGCGATTTATGATGGACGATCTGCGTGCGGCCAATGGTGGGTTCCCGATGCCCGATGATGTTGACGATGTGGCCGCTTATATCAACACCGTGCGTCCGGTGACTGTGAAGGATATGTTCGTTGAATCGCCTATTCCTTATCCGGTCAATGTTCACATTAACTGGCTCAACGTCGATACGCAAGGAACACACGACGCCATCGTAGCCAGTTTACAAAACGAGTTTTTCCAAAAAGCAAAACCGGGGCAGACCTGGTATCGCGCCTGGACCGATGAAGGTATTATGAATGCCAGCGGCGTGATCGCTTATGATCTTACTGGGGTTGATGTGGCAATGCCAAGTGCGGGCTACATGCCTGTACTAGGGGACGTCACGTATGGTTGATCAGCACCTGCGCCGGTCTGGAGACGATTATGCGCAGGCATTTCTTCAATTGTTACCGCGTGGACAGGCGTGGCCGCGCGACCCTGGAACAACTTTAGTTCTGACATGTACCGGGCTATCTGAGTACTGGGGGTCTGTTGACGGTCGCGCGGCGGATCTTCTGGAAATTGAATCTGACCCGCGTACCACCATTGAGTTAATCACCGATTGGGAGCGCAATTGGGGTCTGCCAGACCCTTGTCTGAAGAATCCACCAGCTGGTTTGAATGAGCGCCGTCTGGCGCTGGTTGCTAAGATGACTTTGCTTGGCGCGCAGTCGCGGGCATGGTTCATCAGCGTCGCAGCGGCGCTCGGTTACACTATCACAATCACAGAGTACTCGCCTTATATGACGGGTGTGTCGCATTGTGGAGACCGCAGCGGCATTTATAATCCCGATGACCCCACGCGTAAGTTCTGGCAGCTGGGGGCACCGGAAATTCGTTATTATTGGACTGTGCACGTTAATGCAGCTGCGTTCAGGAAGTTTTTTGTGGCTTCAAGCCAGACGGGTATTGATCGCTTATTGGCCATTCTGGGTCCGGAAGATTTGGAGTGCATTCTTAACCGCTGGAAGCCTGCCCACACCTATATTGTTTATGACTTGAGCCCATGGGAAGCACTTGACTTCACTCAACCACTCAACTCGCAATACCTGGCGATGGGGGTTCCCTAATGGACAATAAGCAGATCAAGGACGGCCTGGGCGATCTGTTCACGCTGCGCAGCCGCGACGTGTCAACAAATCTGGATGGCAGCGTCCAACGGTCAATGTTCTATTCCACGCCGTACCCGCTCGATTATGTCCCAGGCGGTGGTGGAATATTCCAGCGCTGCGATACCAGCGGAGTTTTCCTTTCCGGCATGGGTACGCTCAGCCCAGTCTATTCGTTTCTCTGGACGCCCACGCCATCAGTCGCGGCAATCACCCGGTTGAGGATATCAGCCTGGTCAGGTGGTACAGCGTTTAGTGCTGCCGCGATGGGCATGTTCTCTATAGTCATTGCGCGCAACTTTACTGTTCCTGACTCAGGTGGAACTGGAATCAATTTTATTGATGGCAGCAGCCGGTTGCGGGTGAACATGGCTTATGCCCAGGCTACAATCATGATCGCTGGCAACTCGGCACTCACGCCAGGCACGCGCACTCTGGATTCGGCCCCATTGGACCAGAAGAGCTTTATGATCCCCACAACAGCCAACACACTATTCACGGCGACACCGCTAACGCTATTCGAGAAAATCTCTGGGGAGCAGCCGCTTGTTCTCCAGGCCAACGAAGGGTTTATCGTCAACGCACAAGTTCCTGGATCTGGTTCCTGGAGCTTCTCAGCCTCGCTCGAATGGGCGGGCCTTCAAAATTACTGAGGGAGCTGGATAGATGCTATACAATCAACCGTATGATCAGCCCACAAATCCCAGCGCGGGGTATGTCGATGGCAACCCAAAGGCTGGCATTGAAGGGTCGATTGTGCCTGCCGCCGCTGTTGAATTTGACCAGCGTGAGGTGGTGGAAGTCATCAATGCAGCCTATACAAGACAATACACCGACTTCACTAACACTCCATGTGCCGCACCCGCAAACACTGACTTGACGCAGCTGCGCAAGGCTATTGAAGGCTTTATCCGCACCACTCCGATTCCACAATGGTACATCGACAATGTGGTCAACTATGTCGTTCATGGCACAGGTGCCAAATATTCAGATTTGAACGTAGCATTCGAAGATTTGTCCAAATACATCATCACGCATAATGGCAAGGTGACTTTAGCGTTGGCTGCGGGCAGATGGACTTATGGTGGGGCGGGGGTGACCTTAGATCATCCTAATGCTGACCGCATTACCGTCACTGGCGCCAATCTGCTATCCTATCCGGTTCCGACTGACTTCACGGTGACTGGTTATAACGCGACAGCGCGCGCGAACGACCGGGTCAATACACTGAACAGATTGCGAACACATTTTGCTACAGAGTTAGACTTCACCTCAGGTGCGAGCATAGCCACATCAGCCACCAGCATTCTATTTCAAAACGTTCTGGTTGTTGGGGATCGCTCTTCTGCGGGTGGTCTGGGTGTGCAGGCAGGTATCCTGGTGGTCAATAATGTGTCTATGTGGGGAGGTTATATTGGCGTTGGTGGCGGCCTGCTATCACTGATGAATGGTGGCTTTCTCTCCTCCTCCGGCAATAGTTCGCACGGCATCGGCTTGTCCAGTGGTGGCAACATGTGGCATGGCCAGAATACTCAGGTCTACGTCACATCTAACGACTACAATGGGATTGGCGCTGGCTTTGACTGTGGTGCCAACGGCTACGCCCAGATTCTTGCTAATGGTAACGCGAGTGCGGGCTTGATGTGCTCCATCATCGGCCAGTATCAGACGGGGTCGAACTCGCAGTTCAACACCAATGCAATAAACGGTGTGTTCATAGATCAGGCAAGCTTCTTCTGCGACAATTCCACGGGCAATCCGCAATTCTACAACAACGCTGGAGCGGGTCTGTACGTGACCGTTGATTCGTCTGGACAATGTCCCGGCGGCCAGTTCTCAGGCAACGGCGGCGGTTATAACGTGGTGTGTGGCGCAGGCAGCTATGTTCAGGCCAATGGTTCTAGCGGGGTTCTTGGTGCCTGCACACCGGTAGCCAATACGTTGAGCGCTGACGGATCCTACATCGCAGTGTGAGGACAAACCAATGCTCTTGCTTTACTGTAACATCGCCAATGCCACTGTCGTAGCCATCCATGACGATTCGCAAGCTGCTGTGCCTATAACAGCTTATGGTGCTGCAGGCACAATCCGCATCGTTCCCTGGTCCGGGAATCGCGGTGACTTGATGCTATCTGGGCCAGCACCAACCCCACCGGCTGAGGATCCTGCTGGTTTGCCAATGCCCGACACGCGACTCTACGCTCAGCCCACCGAGACGCCAACCATCCTGAAAGCCTATGCTGCCCAGGTGCGCTACAACTATTCGGTACAAGGAGTTTCGTTTACAACTGCGGGCTCCGTTGTCATCCTGGTCAATAGTGACCGTCTGAGCCAGTCATTGCTCAACAACCTGGCTGCGCATGCGGCGACCCTGGCCCCCACTGACCCTGTACAATTTACCCAGAACAATGTGGCTTACGATATCACAGCCCAGGATGCAATCGGCATGTTCAATGCCGTCATGGCTATGGTGCAGAATGTGCGCAACATCGAGGCGAACTGCATTGCCGATCAGGATCTAACAACGCCCACCATGCGCACTTATGCCGATATCGACAACGCATTCTCTGGGGCAAAGAGGAAGTGATATGGCTGGCCCGACTTATTACGAAGCTATCGTCAATATTGCGCTCAATGAGGATTGGGTTGTGCCATTTGTTTATGGAACCTATGCCGCAGACGGGGTGACGGTTCTGCCCTTCGATCTAACGGGCAGCACGCTGAAGATGGAGATTAGGGAACTGGAGGCTGACCCTGAGGCAATTGTCTCGGTTTGGTCACCGCACGATGGCATTGAGTTCTATAACAACGATCCAACAACCGGCAAATTTTTCATCGCAGTTACACGCGACAAATTATGGCGATTGTATCCAGGCAGCTTCTTCATCGACTGCGTGCGCCTAATGCCCACAGGGTATCAAGAACGCTTGTGGGAAGGTAGTGCGACTGTGGTCACGGGAACAACGCGATGACTCAGAGAATGACTGTAAGCGGCACAACTCCACGCATTAGTCTAGCTCCAAATTTACCCACTCCGATGCCGGGTGGACCGTCTCTGATCGTGCCGCCGATTGGGCCACCTGGGCCAGCCGGTCCACTTGGACCGGTCGGTCCACTTGGGCCGATTGGACCGCAGGGTCCGATAGGCCTGATTGGGCCCACTGGACCAATTGGCCCTCAGGGTCCTGTTGGCCCACAAGGACCAGGGGGTTCGCTTGGCTATGGCGGAACATCAACTACCTCCCTGACTATTGGCACTGGGGCCAAGACGCTGAGCATATCTACCAATCTTGCTTATCTACCAGGCATGCGCGTTCGCATCGTCAGCAACGGTACACCCACAGCCTGGATGGAGGGGGCGTGCACCAGCTACGTTAACACAAGTCCCACATTGTCGTTCACCTGCGATTATTTCAATGGCACTGGTGCCTATGCAGACTGGAACGTTGGCCTGGCCGGTACCCCTGGGCAGACGGGTCCCGCAGGAATCCAGGGCATCCAGGGCATCTCTGGCGATCTTCACGCGCCGTTCGGCGGCCGGTTAATGTATGTGAGTCCCACACAGCTGAGTTATCTGCCCTACAAGGGCGATTGTATCAAGATCAATGGCATCATCTACCAGATACCAACGACTGGCGTGGTCGGGTTGACCAATACGAATTGTTTTGTTAACGGCGTGGCTGGGCAAAGCTTAGCAGCCAATTTCGGGTATTGGGTCTATGTGTTCAATAATGGGGGAACGCTGACAGCAGATTTCAGCACGACTAGTTATGTCATCAGCACGACAACAGGCAACGTAGGAATAGCCTGCAAGAGTGGCGACCCAACACGCAGCCTGATTGGCCTTGTTAGCCAGGACAACAACGGTAGATTCTGGTGGACGCCGCAGTATCGCCTGGTGCGTAGCTGGTTCAATCGGCCACGCGTCTCCTTCACGACCAATTTGGTAAATTTCGGCCCAGCCGGGGGTTCAGGCGGATATTTCTATGCGACTGGCCATGTTGTGTGGTTCAATATGTTCGCGGATGATGTCGTCAACGCGACTTACTCCGGCATTCTACAAAATCAGGATGGCATCTATAATTGCTACATTGGGATGGGCTTCGATGGGTCTGGTGGACCTGCCTGCTATACCGGTATCACCACGTCCAACACTGGCTATTATCCGGTATCCACGTCAAACAGCTGGGGCGGTATGGGCAGCGGCTTGGCAGAAGGTAATCATTATGTCCAAGGCTGGTATCAGACTGGCGGTGGTAGCCTCTATGGCTGGGGTTTGACCCTGGCAGGGACGATCAGCTGATGTTCGATCTTGAACCAGAATATGTCGAAGGTCTGAACATCATCGCCTGGTGGCATGGTGTGACTGTAGGCGATATAATTCTGCGCATTGCCCAGCATCAGCCGCGCGGGCTCAGCCAGGAGAAGATTGAACGACTCAAGCACAGCCCAACATTGGCTGAACTCGGTGTGGAACGACATATTCATAACTGCCAGCGTCAGCCAGTTGATCTGGGCATTGCCATTCGTTGGTATGTGCATGATTTCTTCGTCAAGAAGACCTGGCTGCGCGAGCAGCACGCGCGACATGGTGCCTATAATCGCGCGGCACGCTATGCTGTTGCGCCACCCAAAATGCATTTCATTCGACGCCCATGACATGTCGCACCTGCGAAAAAATTCGCCAGATTGCCTTTAACATCTGGAAACCAAAAGGCAATGGAAGACCCCCACACAATAGACTTTCAAATTGGCGGCAGCCTCAGATTCGCGTCCAGCCGAAAGAAACCCGCAGGCCACGCGATCATTACCCTAAGGTATGACGGGTTTTCTGTCACAGCTCAATGCGAGGACAACTACATGACCTACACCCTAGCGAATGATCACAAAGTTCAGGTGCAGATCAGTTATGTTGATGCTAAGGGCAACCCAGCAGCGGTCGATGGGCCTGTAGCCTGGACCAGCTCCAACGAGGCTGTGCTTACGGTCGAGGTTGATGCAACAGACTTAACCCTGGCCACAGTTATGCCGGGAGACCAGCTGAGCCAGGCGCAGGTGGTGGCCACTGCGGACGCTGATCTGGGTGAAGGTGTGAAGCAGATCGTCACCACGATGGATGTCACCATTGTGGCTGGAGAAGCAGTCAGCGGCACCATTGCGCCGGTAGGCGAGGCTGTGCCGATAACCCCCTAGGAGGAGACTATGAAGATTGTCATCAGTTCTGGCCATGGCAAATACATTCGTGGCGCGTCAGGCTATCCGGTGCCACCGGAACTCGATGAGGTCGATGAGGCGCGTAAGGTGACAAACGCAGTTGCTGAGCTTTGGCGCGCGTCGGGGGTTGACGTTGTCACATTTCATGACGACACCTCTCATGATCAATCTACCAATCTGAGTACCATCGTCAATGCTCACAACCGGGAAACGCGTGATCTGGATGTGAGTGTTCACTTCAATGCCTATGATGGTTCAGCCCATGGAGTTGAGGTTCTGTATGTCACTCAGTCTTCGCTGGCTGGGCGGGTGAGCAGTGCTATCGCTGATGCTGGGCCATTCACCAACCGTGGTGCCAAATACAGAGGTGACCTGTATTTTCTCAACAACACAGAGGAACCGGCTATTTTATTAGAGGTGTGCTTCTGTGACAATGGCGGCGACTCAAACAACTATCGGGCCAACTTCAATCGTATCTGCGAAGCTATCGCGGAAAGCATCAGCGGCCAGGAAGTGCCCAGCGAGCCGCCAATTCCTCCGGTGCAGGAAGAGGAAAACTACGTTGAGCTCACGGTCAAGGCGTCTGGTAATGTGACTGTTATCGCCAACGGCACAACCCACATTGTTGGCTCTCCTGCCTGCACTGATAAGGTGACGATGACCTTGGCAGCAGAAGGCAACGTTCACGTGGTAGTCAATGGCGAAGACTTTCATGGACAGGCTCCTAGTGCGCCAGAGGAACCCGCTGATGCAATTCCAGAGAACCAGAAGAACATCACAGCCACGGTGTTTGGCGGCGCTGCGGATAACGAATATTCTGCTTATGGTCCTTATGATTCTCAAGGGCGTGGCCCTTATCTGAATGATACGGATCTGTATGTATCGCTGCCTGTCAATGTGACTGATGCGACCGTGCGCGAGCGCGGCGTGCGGGTATTTAAAGGCGAGCTGAGTGCAGTGGGCAAGATCATGGACAAAGGCCCATGGGTGGTGAATGATGACGATTATGTGTTTGGTGATGCGCGGCCAATTGCGGAAACCTGTTACCGCAACGGCACGCCGTTGCCATCTGGCAGCGGGAACAATGCTGGCAAGGTGCCGACCAATGACGCGGGCATTGATCTGAGTCCAGCCTTGGCCGATATGATCGGCATTGATGGCAAGGGCAAGGTGGACTGGGCATTTGTGGACGAAGAAGAAGTTGCATGAAGCCACTGCAAGAACTGAGTCTGCTACAGCGCATCGCGCTAGCGATTGCGATTGTAGCGATTACAGTGCTTGTGTTGATTTTTATCAGCTGGCTGGCCAACGGACAGGCTGACGCACAGGTGAAGTCAGGCCAAGACCTTTATGGGGATCTCCCTCTCAATCCCGCACTGTTACAACTCGATAAACGAGCACTTGACGAAGCCTATGAAGAGCAGGTCAGACATCTGTTCCGCATCTGGGTCGGAGGGCAGGCGCGAAGTGACAAAGAAATTAGCACTGGTCTGGATATTGCACGCCGCGCCTATTCGGCGGCTGCTGCGCAAATCGCGAAGCGGGAACGTTAGAGGAGACGCACTATGGGAATAATCGGCACCTTGATATCGATCATTGTTGTACTGATAATCCTCGGCGTGCTGTGGTGGGCGATTCAGCAGATTCTGCCGCTGATACCGCTGCCGGAACCGTTTCGCAGGATCATTCAAATCTTGATGATTGTGATTTTGGTGCTGATCGTCATCTGGGTCTTGCTGCAGCTGCTCAGCGTTGCTGGAGTTAGTGTGCCTATCTTTCACCGCGCACTCTGACTATCCTGATCCGCCACTCCTGCCACCGCCTCCAGCGATCTGCGAGGGATGTTGATATTGTCTGACGAACAGCAGCGACGTTTTTTCCTCACAATTGCAATAATTGTGCTGGTGTTATTGGCCATAACA